ATTACGTCCAGACCCTCGACAGAACGATCCTAGGACAATTCTATCTTGGCGATGTCGAGGTCAAAGACCTCTGGCGACGGAGCCCTGCTCAGATCATTGAAATCTTAAATAAATTGGATTATTATAACAATCTTCCACAAGACGTACTAGATAAGTACGCACGCGCAGACTACAATACGGTCAAACGTATCGTGCTGTTGTGGCGCAGTATCGAGGCAAATATCCTCGCGGCTAACCCTTCACTTTTAGGAAGGCCGGTCACACTTCTACATTGTAGAATGTGGCGTTGGTGTATCACCAACGCGATCCACTCTTACGATGGCGCAATGTCCTCGTACAAGAGATTCGCCTTGCATATTTTGCATTATTGCAACAAGGTAACCCGGGATGATAATAACCCCATGCCAAATGGGATTCCGGGTGGCAGGAAAGGAACAATGGGTCCTTCCTGGTTTGAGATGATTCCAGCACTCAAACACTTCGCGCTTGCTAAGGCGCTCGGTGATTCGGGACAAGTACCGGACCATGCGATGAAGTCGATCGGATATTTAATCCAGACGAGATCGAGTCCACCCCCACCTTTTACCGAAAAACGGTTCGAGGCGGAGGTTCAAAGCATAAAACAACAATTCGAAAACCGTATTGTTGTTAGTGATGTGCAAAGGATAGAAATCCATCGAGCCATCACGCGTCTAGGAAACTTTATTGAGAAGTCAACCGTTAATCAACGGCCTCATATTTCCTTAAATGCCACCGGAGGCTACGAACGAACCCGTGCTACGGGAGGGAAAGGCTTATACATAGCTGAACTCTTTATCGATCGTTACGTCCGGTGTTTGGCCAAAGAAACTTTCTGTGGGAAGACACTTTGGGGTGCACCCCTCTCCTATGTGAGAGGGAAGAGACCATACCAAACGATATGTAGAGAGAGTCCTCTCAGGGAGGACATCCCTTTTCTACGTTCCGCGTTCCGCGACGAGATGGGCCCTAATGGCCTTATCACGGCGGTGCTTGGAGGGGTTAACGCTCACCTCTCCTTGGAAGGCCCAGTTCTTGGACTTGACGAGGCATTGCCTCATCAAATACTGCAACTGGCACACGAAGAGTGTGTAGCCAAATCATGGCTACAGGGACCAGCGTCGTTTATTACGATTAGATCGAACGACTGCTTTCGTGCTGCTCCCGTTCCCACCAAAATTATTTTTCAGTCAGAAAACGGGAACAAAGTAAGGGCGTTGTCAGAACCTCCGTCATGTGTGACGCTGTTTCTACAACCGTTTGCACATTGGCTGGCTGGACTAGCCGCCGTAGTGCCCTCACTTAAATCTGCCTTTAGCCGATCCTATAAGGGATGGGACTTGGCTGTCACGCTCTCGAGAAGAACGGACAATTACATAGAACCTGATTCTGGTTTTCAGTAATAGATCTGACCGGTAGTACGAACGGAATCAATTGGGATTTCGCTCGTCGACTGGTCATGCCCTTGTTGGTTAGATTCACTAACAACAAGTATGAGTTTGCCTACCTAGAGCAGGCACTTGTCTTACTCCTGAGGCCCAGGCGAATGGAAGTAAGAAGATCTCATGCAGACCGATCCCATCGAATAATTCTGACGGAATCGGGAATTCACATGAGTGATCCTGGTACAAAGGAAATCCTTTGTATCATGAACGCGGCCATCGAATTGATGGTGTACAGAGATGTACCAAGGTTACCGCCTACCTTGATTGCGGGTGACGATATCGGCTCCGTGCGTACGATAGCCCGTCATAACGCAATAATCGCGAAACATAAGTCTTATGGGAATGATATCAATTTCACTAAGGCGCAGTTCAGCAAAAGTTTTTGCTGGTTCTGCGAAGAGGTCCTTCGTTATCGCGAAGGAACAATCAATTCAGGTAAGGCTCCATGGGAGCTCTCTACCGACCACATACACTTGGATGTGGTCAAGATGCGATTACTCGCCCCCTTTGCATCCACTGGAGATTTTGATCTCAAGAGGAACCCGGCTTTCGGGAAGGGTGATGCACTATATGATCAGTTATTGAACTTAAGTGCTGAGGAAAAGACTAGAAAGGAATATCTCCTTTCTACATTCAATAATTGGATGTCGTCATTTCTTCAAGACGACCCGTGGGTCTACTTGCCGAGAGTGGTCGGGGGATGCAATGTCCCCTGGCCTGGAACTCAGCAAGAGCTCTACAGGAGAATAGTGTCGGAATGTCCAACCTATTCTATGAAGCTCTACTCAGCTTTGAGTAGGCAGGGAGAAGAAATTCCCCTCTTGCTTCACGTCTTAACACGCAGAATGAGCACAGGGTCATCTGCGAGAGGTATCATCGATCCGATGAACCTCGAAGGGATTGTGCAAACTGCATATATCACCGGAAGTCAGTTCCAAGACCGCTCGAAAAAACTCGAGTGGTTCTTAGCTGACATACAGTCCAAAGTTTCTTATCCTTGTAGTTTCAAGGACGCGCTAAAGCATGCTCGAAAATGCGGGTACATTAGCGTGGCCAATATGGCAGAAAATTTGGACCGTTTAAGCGCTATGCGATATTTTTTCGCTAGTGCTTCTGGCGTCTTCGGCGAACCCGAAGATTTCTTAGAAGTGTCAAAGGAAAGAATTCCGACACCGTCAGAGATCGTGAATGATTTTAAGCAAGAATTGCTCGAATCCAAACGTTTAGTCGGGATATACCCGAACGATCTAAAGGTCACTCCTGAAGAAGTCATTGCATTCAAGGAGTGGGTTCTCTCTGGAGCTCCAAATTTCGTAGCTCAGATGTCCAATTATTGGATACCTAGAGAGGCCCTGGTTAACAGCATGAATGGTATGACCATTCGAATGCCCCCTCAGTTCTCAAGGATATTACCTGGATCTGAGGCCGATCCGCATATAGATATCCAGACCGGACCCGCCGCTCTCGTCATCTCGAGAAGGCGTCAACGACTTGCATAGCGCAGGATTTAAGTATATCCACCATTCATAGCGAATAAACGTCGTTTCCTTATAAAGGAGTACCCTAATGTGGGTACAAAACGTTCCCCGAGGGGAACGCCAAGAAGTA